CCACCATCTACTGGTACTACTGGTGGAAATCAAACAGTAGGATCATCAACACCCGCAACTACACAAGACACAACTACTAAAGGTGTAGCAAATGATGATGCTTCATTTGACTCAAATTGGGAACAAGATTATCTTCAGGGAGGTAGAGGATAATGGCTGAAGACATATTCAAACCGGCAGGTGCATCTAAGGCAAGTAAACCAGACTCCGGCGGCGGCGTTGTTAGAAATGTACCTGTATTTGGTATAGTAAAGAACAATGTAGACCCTACAAGAACAGGTCGTATTCAAGTATATGTTACCGATCTAGGTAGTGATGATCCTGATAACCCTGCAGGCTGGGTAACAGTATCGTATATGAGTCCCTTTTATGGGTTCGTTGAACCAACTGCAGGAACTACAGGCGACGGTGACTTTGCAGCTAATCCTGCAAGTTACGGTGTATGGAACAGTCCGCCTGATTTAGGTAGCACTGTTATTTGTATTTTTATCAACGGTGATCCTAACTACGGATTCTATATTGGATGTGCCCCCAAAGCAGAAGCATTGCACATGGTTCCTGCTATTGGATCTAGTGAAAACATTGTCACAAACAACAACGGTGAGGCACAAAGCTACGGCGGCGCCTCACAACTGCCAGTAACTAACATAAACATTAATAACAAAGCTATTTCTGACGGCGGCAACTTTTTAGATGAGCCAAAACCAGTACACAGCTATCTAGCATCTATCTTATTCAAGCAAGGTTTAGTTCGTGATCCATTAAGAGGTACAATTACTACCGGCGCTCAACGAGAAAGCCCTTCTCGTGTTGGTTGGGGAGTAAGTTCACCAGGTCGACCAATTTATTCAGGTGGATACACTGATGCCAGTATTGTACAAGCCGCACAGTCCGGTCAAGACGCTGCTGGCATGACAGTGATTTCACGTAGAGGTGGACATTCAATCGTTATGGATGACGGTGATCTGATAGGAAGAGATCAATTAGTTAGATTACGATCAGCAGGTGGTCATCAAATATTAATGAGTGATGACGGGCAAACAATATTCATCATTCACGGAAACGGTCAATCATGGATAGAGATGGGCAAAGAAGGCACCATCGATATGTTCTGCACGAACAGTTTTAACGTCAGAACTCAAGGTGACATCAACTTCCACGCTGACACTAACATTAATATTCACGCTAAGAAAAAATTAAACATAAAGGCTGAAGACATTAACATTCAGTCTGAAAAGAGCACTACACAAAAAGTAGGAACAGATTTTAAAGTAGAAACATCAGGAAAGTATACTCATAAAGTAGGCGGCTCAATGAGTTTGCAGTCCGGTGGAGAAGGTAGTTTCAACGCTGGCGGAACTTGTTTCATCAATGGTAGTAGAGTTAACTTAAATACCGGCTCAGGCGCAGCACCAGAAGCGGTAGCTCCTCTGCAAGACATTGGTCACACTGATACGATGTTTGAATCTGTAAAAGGATACATTGCATCGCCGGGTACACTAAAGAGTATTACTTCAAGAACACCTGCACATGCGCCGTGGGTCAATGCTAATCAAGGTGTCAACGTAAGTACCAGTTCTAATGCGAGTGACAAACTACCTTCTGCACCAAGTGCAGTAGTTGAGAGAGCAAACGAAGCAGCCGCAGTAGCTCCTACAGGAAACCCAGTTCAAGCAGCCGCACTATCAACTGTACCTCCTACTACTGCTATGAGCGGAGCAATGGATGCTCAATCAACTGGTTCTATGGTTAGTGCAGTGGCGACAAACGCGGCAACAGGCCCAGCAGCCGCAGCAGTAGCAACCGGTGCAGGCATAGTACAGACTGCTCAAGGCCAAGTTGCATCATTGGGCGTTCTAGCTCAAACTCCTGCTCAACTAGAATCAGCAGGTATATTGAAGCCTGGATCATCTGCGTTAGTAGACTCTTTGGTAAAATCAGGGTCGTCATTAGCGCAGGCTTTACCAAACAACATGTTCACTGGTCAAGGTGGTGTATCTAGTTTGACTTCATTTATAAGTAATCCTAGCGCACAGATTTCAGGAATGGTTTCAAACTTCCAAAAGTCACAAACTGCATTGACCGGTGCAGGATTAATGACAGGAAAAGAATCACCTATATCAATCGCAGGGTTGATTATGTCAGGTGCTACTGCTGGTATTAGTAATACAATAGGTGCAATTAAGAATTTAGGAACGTTAGCATCTAATGTGTCATTACCTAGCTTAGGTCTGCCTGGTGTAACGAACTCAATAACAAATGCAATTGGTTCTGGTAACTATGCTGCCGGTCTGGCTGAATCAAGTACAGGTGGCCTAGGCTCTATAATGAACACGGTGTTGCCTGTAGCAGGATTAATTGCCGGATCTAAATTAAACAGCAGAGGATCCAGTGCAGCCGCATTTGGATTGATAGCAGCATCGTTGTCTTCATTGCCACGTGGCCCCGTAAACTTAAGATCAAACTCTAATTCTAATTATGATCTTGCAGTTGCACGTTCTTCAGGATACAGCGATCCATTAACATCAGCAACTAGAATTCTAAGAACTACTGGTCAGATTTTAGGTGGAAACACTGCAAGAGTTACTAGTGCAGTTGCCGGAAGCATTACTGCAATAGGAAGATTGAATGGAGCACAGAACCCGTCACAAGCTTTAAGAGGATTGACTGGTGTTCTAGGAAGTATAGGAAGTGTAGGTACAGCATTAGGTAACAAGTCACTGGCTAAAGCGTCAAGAGATGTGAATGCTATCATAGGAGTAACCTCACAAGTTAACAGAAGTTTAGGTACTATAGCTAATGCTAAAACAGCTTCACAAGCCTTAGGTGGACTAATAGGTGTATTTAACGGGGCCGGCCGAACTGCATCAATATTTGGCAATAAAAAAGTTATTAGGACAACTAGAGATATCAATAAGATTTTGACCAACACTGGTCAAATCTTACGAGCATCACAGGCCTTGGCTACAAGCAAGAACATAAATCAAACATTGGGTGCATATAGCTCTGTCATAAATGCAGCAGGTCGTATTGCCGGCGTATTTGGTAAAAACAGCAAGAGCACTGGGTTGTTTGGAATTCCAGGTGGCCAATTAAGTGTAGGGTCGTTAGTTAACAAATCACTTGGTTCATTGGGCATACCTAGAAATCCTGCATTGAATTCTATTATTACAAATGCAGTGACCGGTGCACTCAACAAAATCGCATTCCCTAGTGCAGTTAAAGGTGCAGCAGGTTTAGCAGCCGGCTTGCCTACACTAGCATCAGGTCAAATTACGAACGCATTGAACAGCTTGCAAGCCGGCGGACAAAACTTAGCAGGTCTAGCTATGGGAGATTTATCTTTAGGTGAATCCGGTCCATTAAATGCAGCAATGTCTGCAATCGGATTTGGTGGAGCAGGTGCGATCAAGATGCCTAGCATAGGACTGAATACTAATAATATTGCTGAGGTGAATGCTCAAATTAGTTCATTGTTAGCAGATTCTAGAATTCCTAAGCCTGACTTTGGTGATGTTGATGAATCTGCGGCAGCATTGTTAGATGCAATGCTAGCACAAAATGATCAAATCGATAGTGCATTTGAAGAAATTGAAGGATTGACTGTTCAAGCAGAATCTGCTAGGGAAGAGTATTTTGCTCTAGAAAATTCATTACCGGCGGGCGACCCTCAATTAGAATCAGCACGTGTTGAATGGATTGCATTGAGTCAAGATTTACAAGGTAGACTAGAAGCCATTGATAGTGTCATTAATCAATCGGTGTTCATAGACACTGACGAAAATGACGTAGCATAAATAATATCATGCCTCAATACATAGGATTCAGCACAGTAGGTGCAAATTTACCCAGAACAACTAACGCTCCCGTAGGAAATGACGGGGGCGCTGGTACTGTGCAACGATCAATTAACACTGGGAGAAAGTTCAGATTGGTTGATCAACCTCTAGTTATTCAAGATTTTATAAATGCATTGAACATCCGACAAGGACAGAAGGTTGGAAATCCAGGATACGGCACCACAATGTGGAACTTTGTTTTTGAACCTAATACATCTGATGTTCAATTCAAATTAGAAAATGAACTAAAGCGTGTTGCGAGTTTAGATCCTAGATTATTAATTAATACTGTAAAAGCGTATCCACAAGAAAACGGAATTCTACTAGAAGTAGAAATTGCTGTAGCGCCATTCAATCAAGCAAATCTGTTGAATGTGTTTCTAAGTTCAGTAACCGGCACCGTTGCAATGCAATAAACCCTAAAAAAAGACGGTTTTTAGGTATGATAAATACTTAAAAGAGATATACCTATGGCTACAAGCTCACGACAATCAGCATTATTCGGGGTCAACGATTGGCAAGCGATCTATCAAACGTTCCGCGAAGCCGATTTTAGAAGTTATGATTATGAAACTTTACGCAAAAGTTTCATCGATTATCTACGTGTGTACTACCCGGAAACGTTCAATGACTACATTGAGTCCAGCGAATTCATTGCACTATTAGACGTAATTGCATTTATGGGACAAGGTCTTGCGTTCCGTAACGACTTGAACACACGTGAAAATTTTATTGATACTGCTGAACGTAGAGATAGTGTTATTAAACTTGCGAACCTAGTAAGCTATACCCCTAAGCGTAACTTAGCGGCACAGGGATATTTAAAAATAGTCAACATACAGACTACACAAAATATTACGGACTTAAACGGTACTAATCTAAGTAATCTTCCTATTCTATGGAATGACCCTGCTAACCCAGCCTGGTTAGAACAATTTAACACTATTATCAGTGCTTCTCTAGTTGACACTCAGCGTATAGGTCGCCCTGGAAATACAGCAGATTTGTTAGGAGTAACGACTAGCGAATACACAATGAGAATTCCAAACACTGCACTACCGATCGTTCCGTTCACTTCTGTTGTAGACGGCATTGCAATGAATTTTGAACTTTGCAGTGTAACTAGTGTCGATGAAGATTACATGTATGAGATTCCTCCTGCACCTAGCGGTCGTTTTAACATGTTGTATCGTAATGATAAGTTAGGATACGGTAGTCCAAACACTGGTTATTTCTTCTACTTTAAGCAAGGTAGTTTACAAAACTATGACTTTACCTTAGAGCAACAAATTGCAAACCAAGTAGTAAACATTGACATTGAAGGTATTAACAACGAAGATACATGGTTGTATCAATTAAATACCAACAACGGTTTCAGAGCATTATGGAATAAAGTAGAAAACATTTATGCAGATGCATACTTGCAAAATGAAACCAGTAACAGAACTATATTTTCAGTTAACTCACGTTTCAATGACCAAGTTAGTTATGTATTTGGTGATGGCGTTTTCAGTCAGATTCCAGTAGGAACATATCGTGCATATGTACGTGCCGGCAACGCTCTTACATATACAATAGATCCAACTGAAATGCAAGGCATCTCAGTGTCGTTCAGCTACTTAAATCGTTTAGGTAAAACTGAAATCTTAACATTGGGTCTTGAACTACAACTACCGGTGTCTAATGCTCAATCACGTGAGCCATTAGCACAAATTAAACAACGTGCTCCAACACGATACTATACTCAAAACCGTATGGTTAACGGAGAAGATTATAATAACTTCCCGTATACCTTATACAGTTCTATTATCAAAAGTAAAGCAATCAACCGTAGTAGTATCGGTGTCAGCAAAAACTTAGACTTATTAGATCCTACAGGAAAATATTCAAGTTTGAATAGTTTTGCAACAGATGGCGCATTATGGCAAGATCCTACAAATGGATTCGAATCATTAACTATCAACACGGTAGGTAATATTATTACTTTCCTAACAGACACCTTGAATACTGTTTTATCTAGTAATCGTGTTGTTCAATACTATACACAAAACTTTACCCAGTATTCAATTAACTCTGCGTCCGGTGATGGTACCGTATATTGGAATGCTAGTACTGTTGACGGTAACTCATTAACTGGTTATTTTTATAACATCACCGATGGTAGTGAGCTTCCAATTCCAATTGGAACTTACTCTACTAATAACGTAAAATATATCACACCGGGCTCACTTGTAAAATTTGTAGCGCCTAGTGGTTTTTATTTTGATTCAAACAATAGATTAGTATCAGGCATACCTGGACCTAGTAATCAAACTTATATTTGGACAACCGCATTAGCCGTTATAGGTGATGGCTACAATAATGGTCAAGGCAATTTTGCTAACGGCACAGGCCCGGTAACATTAAATGGGTATGTACCAGACGGAGCCATATTAACAACAGTGCTTCCTGCATTCGATAACTCATTGTCTAACGAAATTGTACAAGAGTGTATCATTAGAATGGAATTGCAACAAAACTTTAGTTTAGTTTTTAATAACTCATTGACTATTGCACAAGACAGATGGAGTATCAAACAATATGATGATGCAAACTGGTTTGTTAATTTTCAATACATTAACGGTAAATATATTGCTACCTACCGATCGTTAAGATATTACTTTGGTAGTGTAGAAGATACACGATTTAGTTTTGATCGTAATAAACTAGTGTATGATCCACTTAGCGGAAAAATTCTACAAGACTTTATTAGTGTACTAGCAACAAATACACAACCTAATAGTAACAATCCATTGTCTAAAGCAATCAGTGTGAACATTGTAGGACAAACCGTAGAAAGCGATGGCTATATCAATGACTTTGAAGTTGAAGTGGCTAGTAATGATATTAACAATCGTGGATTAATTATTAATCCAGATTTCTTTCAAACAGTGACTGGTTACACTACCGGTGGAGCCAATACAGGTATATACGTGTTTTTTGAATTGGTTGAAGATGCGATTAACTTATCTAGATATCAGATAGTTCCAACAACAGATGTTATTCAATATCAAACAAAGGCACAAATTGAGGTAGCTAAATATGAGTATCCAGTAGGACAATTGTTTTATGCATTTGGCGAAAACATTTTTTGGAAAACAGTGCAGGACAATACAGTGAATACTCCTTATTATCTTTTAGTAGAACAGCCTCAGTACTCTATTAAGCCAGGTCGTCAAGGTTTACAGTTTCAGTATCGTCACAATAGTAACAATACTACACGTATAGATCCTGCCACAACTAACATTATTGATTTGTATGTAGTGACTCAGAGCTACTATACACAATATCAAAATTATATTCAAGATACATCAAACACTGTTCCAATTCCACCTAAACCAACTATCAATCAGTTGAGCGAAGAATATGGTGAATTGAACAACTATAAAATGCTATCTGACAGTATGGTGTTAAACAGTGTTGTATTCAAACCGTTGTTTGGACCCAAAGCAAGTCCAAACTTACGAGCTACTATTAAAGTAATTAAGGCATCTAACACTAACGCTAGTGAAAGTGAAATTCGTAGTGCAGTATTAACTGCAATGAATGCCTATTTTGAAATCAATAATTGGAACTTTGGTGATACATTCTACTTCAGTGAATTGAGTGCATACTTGCACGATCAAGTTGGAGAATATATTAGTTCCGCAGTATTGGTACCCAATGACCCAACAATGAAATTCGGAGACTTATATGAAATAAAATGTGCCCCGTATGAAATTTTCGTCAATGCTGCTACAGCAAATGACGTATTGGTTATCGCTGCGCTCACACCAGCAGAATTACAAATTGCATAAGTAATATATTATGGCATCACGAATCAGAACATTAAATTTTCTACCAGAAATCTTTCAAACAAAGACTAACGCCCAGTTTTTGGCTGCAACATTGGATCAAGTTGTAGCACAACCCGAAACGAAAAGAATAGAAGGGTACATCGGCACGAAGTTTGGATATGGTATTAATGCCAAAGATTACTATGTAACGGAACCTACTAAAACTCGTACGGATTATCAATTAGATCCTGGTGTAGTCTTTACTAAAACAAATGAATCAGTAGCTAGAGATTTTATTAGTTACCCTGGAATTATTGATGCATTGAAATTAGAGGGCGGAATCGTAAACAACAATAACAGATTGTTTAATAGCCAATTTTACTCTTGGGATTCATTTACCAACTTAGATAAAATAATTAACTTTAATCAATACTATTGGATCCCTGAAGGTCCGATGGATGTATCAGTTTCAAGTGAAACTGTTTTCTTTGCAAATGATTATGCAGTCTATGACTTGCCAAATGGATACAATATAGTTCCGTTAACAGCTACTGACAGTTTAGGAAGTACAAATCCTACTCTAACTTTACTACGAGGTGGAACATACACCTTTGCTGTTAATCAGGATACTCAATTTTGGATTCAAGGAGAGCCAGGAGTAACCGGCTATAGCCCAACCCAGCCTAATGTCCAAACACGTGAAATATTAGGTGTTGACAACAATGGCGCCACTCAAGGCATCGTTACGTTTACCGTGCCTCCTAAAGATGCACAAGATGAGTATAACTTCCCCGGAAACAATATAGTTAGTGTAGTTTCTACTTTACCTTTTGCAGCAATTAACGGTGTTAAGTTAAGTGATTTAGTAAATGGCATCGATGGTATAACATCTCTACAAGGATTAAGTGTTATGTTTTATAACACTGGAATTCCAAATGAGATTGGTTATGTTTCTAACTTTTTTGACTTTACCCCATTCGATCAGAACAATGACTTAACTGATCTACAGACTATTAGCATAACCAATACCAATGGATCGACATATGCTATCACATGTAACAGTACTGCTAATCTAGTAGTTGGTAATGCTATTGTGTTTAATGGTAATCCTTTTGGCGGCATACCTTCTTATTCAACTACCTTACCAAACACAATTTTTTATGTAGAGTCAGTTATTAACTCTACTGAGTTTACGATATCTACTACTCCTTCAGGTCCTGCATATGCGTTATCCACTGCAACAGGATCAATGACAGGTGTGATTAACCAAGGTCAGTACGAACAAGGATACTATACAACTGTTAATCAATATTTCTATGATATTCAATTGATCGGAGATCCATCTGATCCAGTCATTAGATTGGTTCAATCATCTGAAATTCCGTCGAATCAAAAAATTACAGCTACATTTGGTACTAATTGGGGTACTAGAAATTTCTATAGAAATACATCAGGAATTATTTTAGTTATTCCTTATTTAAGCGCTCCTCTAGATACACTGTATTACCAGGACGGTACTTCCTCAAATAAAGTAGGTATCATTCGTTTAATTGAAAGCAATATATCAAACACATTAAATGTAGATGAAGATATCATAGGTCAAGCCCAATTTACATCTACTAATGGTGTTGTGTTTACTAATGGATTGAAAGTAACGTTCAACGGAGATGTTGTACCTAAAAGTTATTTGTCAGGTGAATACTACGTTGAAGGTGTGGGAACTGCTATAGAACTATTACCAGTTGAAAACTTCATATCACCTGAACCGTTCACGGCTAGTACATATGTTCCTTGGGATATATTAGGTTGGGATTCAGCAGCATGGGAAGGTAACTCTTATATCCCAGTAACACCGGACTACATAACAATCGCACGTAATAGCATTGATAAAAACGCATGGTCTCGTAGTAATCGCTGGTTTCATATTGATGTAATAACTGCAACTGCAACCTACAACAACAATCCTGATCTTGTAACTTTGTACGCAACATCAGAATACAAAGCAAAAAGACCGATAATAGAATTCTACCCTAATTTAAAAATGTTCAATTCTGGATCAGAAGGTAAAGATCCAGTAGACTTCATTGATACTAGAACAACTGACGCCTTTTCACTAGTAGCCGGTCAACAGAATTATTACCCTGACGTAGAAGTGTATACTGCATACACCGGTACTATAACTACTACAGACTATATTGCAACTAGAATTGTAACTAGTGCATCTTCAATATCAGGTAATTTCACAGTTTCGGTTGGCACTAACGGTACTACAGGATTCAGAGTCGATGACCTGATTGTGTTTGATAATATCACTCCTGGTTTAGGAATAGTTAACGGTGCAACATACTTTGTTGCAGAAATAGTTTCAGGAACTGATTTTAAAATATCAACTACTAAAGGTGGCCCAGTAATAAGTCCCGACTCAACCATTGGGCCCGGCTCTTATACTTTTGAATGGACACCGCAGAGTACTACGTTAACTATTGATGCAGATGATGTAACTGGTGCAATGACTGTTGGTCAATACATCACTGATTCTACTAATCAATTGCCTAGAAATTCTCAAATACTTTCTATCACTGGTAGTACTACATTAACTATTGAAGTAGGTTGGGATGAAGGTTCTTCGGGCTATATTCCAACAACAACAGGGGCATCATTTATTAGCACTGATACTACAAATGACAACTATTCATTGTTTGAAGGTTCTAAAGTTATATTCACTCAAGATACCGATTCTACTGTAAAAAACAAAATATATGTGGCTAGATTCTCTATTGTGAATGGATCATCAATTCCTGTTATAACTTTAACTGAGGTAAGCGACGGTGACGTACATGTAAATCAACAAACAGTTGCATTGCGCGGGTACTTTAATCAAGGAAAAGAATTTTGGTTCAATGGTTTAGAATGGATTGTTGGTCAACAAAAAGAAACGTTAAATCAACCTCCTCTGTTCGATGTATTTGATAGCAATGGTATTAGCTTTGGTGATTCAGACATATATACAGGAACTTCATTCATTGGAAGTAAATTATTTTCATACGGAATAGGTACTGGTTTAGATGATACTGTTTTGGGTTTCCCCATCAGATATAGTTCAGTAGACAACGTAGGAGATATTAGTTTTGATGTTTCATTGAATGCTGATACATTTGACTATGTAAGTGGTACTGATCCAATAACACAAAAAGTAAATACTGGTTACGTATATCAGTACAGTACTAGGATTGATTATTCTCGTCAAATCGGTTGGCAAACAGCAGTCGCACCTAGTATTCAATATCAAATTTTTGAATTCAATTATGACCCATTAAATCCTGCGGCATCATACGTATGCGATATTGCAATGTCAGATGCTGATAGCACTAGCTGGCCAACTATTGAAGTCTACGTAAACAATGTAATTGTTACGCACGGCGAGTATACAGTTATGGTTGGTCCAGATAGTACTACTATAACTTTAGCGAATAATCCTATCATAGAAACAGTGATTCAAATACTGATCTTAAGTGACCAAGTAAGTAAAACTGCATACTATTCTATTCCTGTCAACTTAAACAATAACCCGTTGAATGCTGACATAACAGTAGCCAATATTGGTGACATTCGCGGTCAATATCAAAGCATATTCTATAACAATCCTAATACTGTAGGTGCCGCATTTGGTCCTAACAATTTCCGAGACTTGGGTAACATGGTTCCATGGGGAGATAGAATTATACAAAACAGTGCAAGTCTTGTGCTGCCTGGTGCATTTCTTCGCAAGCAAGAACACAATTTGTTTAATGCATTGATGTTCAATGAAAGAGAATATGTAAAATTTAAAAGTCTTTTAGCATACACTGTACAAAATAGTGACTATGAACAAAGATATGATCCTGCGACTATGCTAGACGATGCCTTGGATCAAATAACAACATCAAAGACTGATAATCAATCATTCTTTTGGTCTGATATGTTACCAAACAAAGCGGCGTATGTATCTAACACATATTCATTTGCAAATAGTTTAGATGTAAGTATCTATCCTCTAACTAGAATATATGATTATTCTACTGCTAATTATTATGGTGTGTTAGTGTATTTGATACGAACCGTGTCCGGCATAACAACAACACAACAATTGGTAAAAGGTCAAGACTACACTATCAGTGAAACATCACCTTCATTGACTGTTAGTTTAGATTTGTCCCCGGGTGACGTTATAACTGTAAACGAGTACAATCAAACATATGGATCATATGTACCTAATACTCCTACTAAGCTTGGATTGTATCCAGCGTACATTCCTGAAGTAGTTCTTGATAGTAACTACAACTCTCCTACTTATTTTATTAAAGGTCATGATGGATCATACACTAAGTTGTATGGAGACTATAACACAACGACTAATTTATTGACAGACTTCAGAGATCAAGTATCATTAGAATTTGAACTACGTATATACAACAACTTAAAAATCAGTTCTGTTATACCTATTAAAGAATATGAAGTCGTACCTGGCTTCTTTAGACAGACTGATTATACATATCCAGAGTGGCTAGAAATATACAGCAATAGCTTCTTAAATTGGGTTGGACAAAATCGCTTAAACTACAAAACTCAATTTTATAACGCAGGCAATAGCTATACCTATAACTACTATCAGAGTGGTAACGTAATAGATAAAGCAGTAATCAGTCAAGGTTACTGGAGAGGTGTCTATCAATATTTCTATGATACCACAACACCCAATACAACACCTTGGGAAATGTTGGGCTTTACTGAAATGCCAACATGGTGGACAAATAGATACGGTCCTGCTCCGTACACTAGTGATAACTTAGTTTTATGGTCTGACTTAGAACAAGGAATAGATTGGAATAACGGAAATCCAATTGTAATAACTGAAGCAGTTCGTCCTGGTCTACTAGAAATAATTCCAGTAGATAGTGCCGGTAATCTATTGCCACCTATTGACACCGTGGTAGGAAGCTACAATCAAAAACTATTCCAACGTGATTGGAAAGTGGGTGATGCTGCTCCCGTAGAATTCAGTTATAGACGCAGTAGCTCTTACCCATTTGATTTAATGAGATTGATGGCTCTTACTAAACCTGCAGATTTCTTTAACTTAGGTGTAGATTTAGACCATTACAAATATAATGAAGAATTTAACCAGTACCTAGTAGACAATCGTAGTCACTTGCGAATGAGTGACATTGATGTATATGGATCCGGCACAGCCGTGACTAGTTACATCAATTGGATTGTTGACTATGAAAAACAAATTGGTATTGATGCAACTGCAAACATAACTGAAATGTTAAACAACACGGATGTACGCTTAGTGTATCGATTGGCCGGATTCAGTGATAAGACATTGTTGAAATTCTATGTAGAAAAGGGAACACCTAACAGCAACAATGCTAGTTTGTTGATTCCAGATGAAAGCTACAGCGTATTGTTGTATGACAACCAGCCGTTTAACAGAATTATATATTCAGGGGTTGTAGTACAAACCGGAGCAAACGGTGGATACACTGTTTACGGAAATTCACAGACATATGCATATTTCAAAACATTAAAACCAAAGTATGCCGGTAACTATGACAACATCGATGTTGAAGGATTAACTGTAAGAATAACTCCGGATCATTTTGACAGAGAACAAATAGTACCGTATAACACTACATTCTATACTGCACAAGAAGTTGCGCAATTTTTAGCAGACTACGGCGCCTACCTAACAAGTTTAGGAATGAAATTCGATGACATGGAAAATGAAATCGAAATCAACTGGGGACAAATGATTGCGGAATTCTTGTACTGGGCGCAAATGGGATGGACACAAGGAAGTATTGTCACTTTAAATCCTAGTGCTAAAAAACTTGTGATAGACAAAGACAGCAATATTGTACAACCGTTAACATTACAGCAATCAAACTTTGTATTGAATCAAAATTTATATCCAATTCAATTAAATGATGTTTCTGTTGTTCGTGAAGGTACTTCTTTTAGTGTAGCTACATTAAACGCCGGCGATGTATTGTCATATGGTCAATTTAATTTGAGTAATTTTGAACATGGTATAGTTTTCAACAACGTTACTTTGTTTGGTGACATCATTTACAACTTGATTACCGGCTTACGTCAAAACCGTATTGCATTACGAGGCACAAAGAGTGCTGACTGGAACGGAACTGTAAATGCTAGTGGATTTATATACAATCAAGACAACATCAGAGAGTGGAGTCGTACAACCAAATATACAAAGGGTGAAATTGTCAAGTATAAAAACAAGTACTGGGTAGCTACAAAAGTAATTCAAGCAAGTGAATTGTTCAATGAACAAGATTGGAAACGAACTGACTATGACAGTGTACAAAAAGGATTATTGCCTAATTCAAGCACACGTAGTTATGAAAGTTCATTATATTACAACATAGATAAAGCTAACTTAGAGAATGATGCGGACTTATTAAGCTTCAGTTTGATAGGTTATCGTCCACGTGACTATATGGCTCTTGCAGATTTGACTGACATTACACAAGTCAACGTATACAAGAACATGATCAAAAACAAAGGAACTTTGAATGCAGCAAGTGCGTTTAAAGGTGCTAACCTTCCACAAGGTGGAATTGATTATGACATATATGAAAACTGGGCAATTAAAGCCGGTGAGTTTGGTGGAGTATTAAACAACAACTTTGTCGAATTCAAAGTGAACGAAAAGTTGTTGACCGGTAATCCTGCGATTGTTGGATTAACTCAAGGTATATACAATCAGGGCGTAGAACAAGAAGTACCTTTATATTCATTGTTCAATTACGGAAGACCTGTTACAAGTGTTGACGTATTGCCTACGAATGGTGCTGAAACTATCAGTACTGTATACCCTGACGCTGGATATGTGAATTTCAATGATGTTAAAATGTCTGCTTTCTTCTATTCTCAATTAGGAGTAGCAGTAGACAAAAACGGATCTATAGTTCCTATTCAAGAATTCTTTGTGCGTGACTATGTTTGGTTAGCTAATTACTTAGAACAGTGGCAGGTCTACACACCTGTACCAATGGGTCAAGTAACTACTGCTAGAAATAACTTAAATGAAACAGTTACAATAACATTTAACACTCCGCACAACTTAACTCAATATCAACCATTTGCTATTGTAAATTTTGATCCTGTTATCGATGGTTATTATTTAGCAACTGTTGTTATAGATCAGTACCGAGTATTGGTAAATAAAGTATTAGATACAACTATCAAGACTATAACTGGTCAAGGCGTGGCAATGAAGTTTACTTCTCAGCGTGTTGCAACACCGGCTGAAATTGCAAACTTACCGTTAATCGATTCTGAATTCAGAAAGAACACAGTATGGGTAGACACTGATTCTTCAGGCTCATGGGGTGTATATAGAAAAAATATCAACTATGTATTGGAAAATCAGATAACCAAAGCATCTTCACAATCATTAGGCAGTGCAGTTGCAATTGGAGATACCTTAGGTTATTTGATTAGTGACGCTGATGAGGGCAAGGTATACCGCTACACCTACAATGAATTGCTTGATTCATACGAGTTGGTTCAAACTATAACCGGTAATGCAACATTTGGTAGTACTATAAGTTATGCAGGTGACATATATGCAATTGCAGAAACAACCGGCGGGTCTAGAAGCGTCAAGCTGTATCAACTACAAAGCACTACAACGTCTGACGATTTAATATTGATTCAAACTATACCATATGCAGCAGGAGCTACGATATGGGGAACATCGATTGCAATGTCAGATGACCAATATTGGATATACATATCTGATACTGCGAATAACACAGTTCACGCATACCAGAGATCAAACATTGTAACCTCTGCAGGAAACTTTGAAGTTAGTGAAACCTATATAATTGACAGTGTGGGCACTACTGATTTCATCGCAATTGGTGCTACTTCAAATGAAATAGGAGTTAAATTTATTGCGACTGGCTTAGGTTCTGGTACAGGAGTAGCTACTAAAATTACATATGTTGCTGCAACAGCAATCGATGCTGATGCTTTAGGATTAACCACAGCCGGCGATGGATTTGGTACTTCTATTTCAACCGACTATAATAGCAACAAGATAATTATAGGCACTCCTTATAAGGATAGTGGCACAGTAGACAAGTGGGGAACTACTTACGTGTTTCAACGTTTATCTCAAAACATAGAGATTCAATACAACACAGTATCACCCAATACGCAAACATTGCAACTAGCATGGACACCTAATTCTACTGAGTTTACAGTAACTGATACTAATTCTACCACAGATAGGATAACATTATCAACATTGCCTAATCCGGCTACGGATGTTGATAAGCCTATCATGTTTATTGGTTCTGGTTTTACTGGAACTGAAATAACTACATCAAAGGTGTACTACATCGCTACGGTTTCGGGGTATAATATAACTATCAAGGAATCAAGAGAAAGTGTAACCATTGTTCCTCTCGCAACAGTTGCTGGCATAACAAATGCCAAAGCATACATGCAAAATGAAACGTTGTTTGTTTCTAAGAACGGGACATTGGTTCAAGACAACAACTACGCAGTAGTCAGTAATACATTGGTGTACACTGATTCATTGAATGCAGGTGACATACTTAATGTGAATGGACATGAAATCACATTGATGCAAACATTGACCCCTGAAGGTAACCCACAGACAGGCGCACAATTTGGTATCAGCGTAAACAATAATACATATGCTAGTGAGGTATTAGTAGGTGCACCTTTCCAATTAAGCACTCAAACTTCAGAAGGAGTAGTGTATCGATACACTGAACCGGGCGCATCATATGGTATGTACATAGGTGCAGAAAATTGTAATGTTGCTGCTCCTAGGACAATTTTAATTAACGGATTCTTAATCTTCATACCTGCAGGTAATGCAACGGTAGTAGCAAACGCTATAAATTCATCTAACATAACTAATGTTACCGCAACTTCAATTGACGGAAAATTAGTCATATTATTGATTGATAATTCAATAGCTCCCGCTAATCAAAAACTGTGCCTAGGTATTACTGACACTGTTACATTGGCTGAGTTGGGAATTAATGTATTTGACATGACACAAGAAATAACATGTCCTCACCCAAGTGGGCCAACACAATTTGGTACTGTTGTTAAGTTCAATGAACATGGTAGCTTTGTTGCAAGTGCGCCTGTAGGAACTAGATTCTCAGCAACTACTTTTGACTTCATAGATGATGAAAATCAAGATAATGATACATTATTTGATAACAATACTACATCATGGGTAGACGAATCACCTAACTTTGGTGCAGTCTACATGTTTGATTATGTTTCTCAATATAATGAGAGTATATTGAATTCTGGAAAATTCATATATGCGCAAAGTGTAAACTCACCTAATATAGTATACACTCCATTCAATACATATGATCAAGCATCTGACATCACAACAAGTAATCAACCTCGTTATGGTACTGCTTTAGATTTTAACAGCAACGGAGTTATAATTGGTACTCCTGGCGATGTAGGAGCCACCACCGGTACTGAGTATGCAGGATCAACTACTGTATATAATAATAGTACAGGTGTAAAAGATTGGTCATTGTATAGATATTCAGCTCCAGTAGTAGACATTAATAAAATATTCAATGTCCAATTGTTCAGTGCCGAGACGAACGAAACATTGATCAACATGGATTATATTGATCCGTTGCAAGGTAAAATCCTAGGCGCAGCAAGAGAAAACATTGACATTGTTTCTACTGTTGATCCGGCATTATACAACAACGGCGATACAGTTACCGGCGGCTTAGTATGGGGAGCTAGTCACATAGGCAAAGTTTGGTTGAATACCAGAAACATGCGTTTTGTGAACTATCATCAGAATGATGATGTACCTTATAATAGTCAATATTGGGGAACATTGTTTCCGGGTAGCGATGTAGCAGTATATAGCTGGGTAGCTAGTAATGTATTGCCTGGTGAATACAGAGGCCCAGGAACACCATTAAACGTTAACTTGTACTCAATACAGTATGTTATAAATGAATCAGGTGCATTGAGCCCGGTATATTATTTCTGGGCTAGAAATACAAACACTATATTTGCAGACAATGGTAAGACTTTAGCAGATTCTATAATTGCCTCATACATTGACAATCCTAAAGGATCTGGCATTAGTTACTTTAGTCCAATATTGCCTAGTGTGTACGGTTTGTATAACTCCGGTGATTATATCAATGCTAACGATAGTGTATTGCATATCGGTTTTGCTACCGGTGACAACGATGATGTGGCGCATGAACAATTCAATTTGATTCGTGCAGGATTTGCTAGTGACTTTTTACCCGGCGTACCAATTGCATCAAACGATATACCTAATAATTTGTACAATCGTTTATTAGATAGCTTATGTGGTGTTAACGAGACTGGTGCAATTGTGCCTAATCCTTACTTACCTAAAGCAGTTCAAACTGGTATTTTAGCAAGACCTCATCAGAGTTTCTTCTTGGATAGATTTACTGCATTGAAGAATTATTTGCAGTATGCAAATACAATATTGTATCAATTCCCTATCACTGAAATAAGACAATCTTCGTTCTTAACATCGACTGGTGATTTTTATGATACTGCTGATTATTGGGAATTCGTTAACTGGTGGTCAACTGGTTATGATGATAATACCAAGTCGGCTTTACAAGTATCGATTTATGCTGATTTGTCAACGTTGACAGTCTCGGTGGGTACAATTGTAACAGTAACAACTAACAATGCCGGTAATGCTGAAACGTACATATACGAATCAACCGGAAATTGGAAACGTATTGGATTACAAAACGGTACAATACGCTTTAAATCCTCATTATGGGATTATGAATCAGTTCGTTTAGGTTACGGTGATAACTTCTTTGACACTGATACATATGATGTTTATCCGAGTGAAGAAACACGCAAGATTGTTCGTGCATTGAACGAACAAATATACACCGATGACCTATTGGTATACAGAAATCGCAGCTTGATTTTGTTATTTGAATACATTCAAAGTGAAACAACAGAAAATCAAAATTACTTGCCATGGTTAAACAAAACGTCATTCATCGATGTGGCCCACACCATACGTGAACTACGTCCTATTGAAGTATTCCAAACGGATAACCAAGATTTCCTAGCAGGTTACATGAACGAAATTAAACCATACCATGTGGTTATAAAAGAGTTCTTGTTTAAGTATACCGGTGAAGAATTTTATGCAGGAAACATTACTGACTTTGACTTGCCTGCAAAATATGACAAGTCGCAGAATCAATTTATAACACCTCAGTTAGTATACAGTAACTCTAACGGAGTAAATCAATTCACTCCTGACAACGCTATTTGGGAAGAACAGGAATATTCACAATGGTTTGAAAATCAAGGACTTTCAATAACCGGCGAATTAGATGCACAGATGACTACACTTGCATCATATATTTCGCTAAACACTAAATCGTTTGCAGTTGACAATGCACAAGGATTCCCTATCAATGGAATAATTAAGATTGGTACTGAGCAGATTGGATACTCATCAGTTGATCGTGCATTGAATGTATTAACTGGTTTGACTAGAGGAGTGAACGGAACTGTAGTTTCAGCGCACATTCCAGGAGCTAATATTTCTATGGATTTGCCGGCTGTATTGCTATTGAACGGTGGAAGAGGCTACACTGAGCCACCAAAAGTAACAGCATACATAGATCCATTATTGTATCCGGCGCCTACAAGACCAGCAGTGTTAAGTGCGGTTATGAATTTAGATAGTGTGTTGAGAATCGATGTAATTGATTCAGGACAAGGATATGCAGTACTGCCTAAAATAATTATAGATTCCGCTATTGTAGTTCCCTTCACTAGTGCGGATGTTAACCTTGCTTCTAATACTGTTCAAGTGTACGCACCGTTACTTCAAACTGGTGATTTAGTTCAGTACAAAGTTGGTGCCGACAGTACTGCAATAGGTGGTCTAGAAAACAATCAATGGTATTACATTAATGTACTAGAAACTGTCCCTTCAGTGGTTATAGGATTCTATGACAACTATGCAGATTGCATTAACAACCATGATAGATTATCTTTGTATGATGCTGGTACAGGCACATCACACACTGTTAACTTAGGTGCAAGAGCAAGTGCAATTTCAAGTGCATTACCAATAAGAGAAAATGATATTGTATTACGTTTTGATAGAACAACATATAACTCACAAGTTATAGAGTGGTTATCAGGAAGATACTACGGTGCTTTCTTTGCTGGTTCATATTCTAACAGTGAATCAGTATCTAGTTCATCAATAACTTTACAGAGTACACAGCCACCAATTGCTGACATATTAGCTAGTGCTCAGGGTATAGCATTCGAAATTACTAATCTTAGAAATGAGAGAATAGTAGAGTATAGCTCCTTCATTAGATATGTACATAGTACATATGCATCAAATGATGTGGTTAGATTGACATTACAAGATGACGGATCGGGAAACCCTAACGCATCAGGTGGTACTATTGGTTTCTACGTAGGCATGCCAGTGAAATTTACAGGTGATATTGGTACCAGTGGCATAACAAACAATCAAGTTTACTATGTTAACAATATTGTCAACCAAACAGATTTCACATTATCAACCGATCCTAGTGGAAGCCCAATGTTATCATTATCTAACTGGACAGTAGGTCCTGCTGGATTAGAATGTTTAGTAGGTGAAGTAACCGACACCGCAGTCATAACTGTTAACTATCCAGGTATATTAAATGTCACTGCCACTGAAGCTGTAACTAACAAATTAACAATTCCGTTAAACGTTACGGGAACGGGTGGCACTGAAGGATTCTATATTGACTTGCCTATTTTCTTTACAGGCACTAATCCAAATGCGCCACAAAACGGTGTCTTTGGTGGCATCATAGAAAATGAAGTTTATTACGTAACTACTGTCGTAGATAATGAAACATTTACTATGTCTGAAACGCAGAATCCGCAGACGTTTACTGTTACTGCGACCGTTGCTTCTACTGACACTGTGGTTATTAACGGTGACACTTCTAGATTAACTGTTAACGAGCCAATCATTTTTAACACTATGCTACTTGCAGGTGCTGAAAGTGCTACATTTGGTGGAATTACTGCCGGTACAACATACTATGTTTCTTTAATAGTAAGTCCAAGCACATTCCAAATTTCAGCAACTGTTAACGGCGCCGTATTACCGTTGTCTGATGTTTCACCGGCAAGCAACACTTCGGCGTTGGTAACTAGTCAGAAAAATACTGTTACTCTAACTACTGCTACAGGAAACAGTATGGTAGTTAACGTTAGTTTACCAGTAAGTCCAGGACAAGTTAACGGACAGTTGTTTACTTTATATGAAACATCTGGCCAGTATCCTGGTTTAGATGGAACAAATGGAAATCTAATTACTAGAGGTGTTGCGGCATTGATAGGTGAGCGCATTTCGGGAATTGACGGATTACCGGTTGATGTTAACTCAATTGTAATGACTAACTATAATGCAGGTGACACTGTTGCAAGAGGCTTGACCAACATATATGTTAACATGCCGATAGAAATTTCAGAAGACTTATTCTTTGATAACGTACTTGTACCAGGCACAACTTATTATGTCGTAGACAAAGGCACAATTGAAATTGAAGTTACTAACACATCATCGTCAACTAATGAGTTGACATGTGACACTACTGAAATGTTATTTGCTGACATGCCAATTCTATTCTCTGGTTCTGGTATAGGTGGTGCTGAAATTGATGTTGAATATTGGGTGAAGGAAGTAGTCGATGCTACTCATTTTACTATTACTAACACTCCCGGTGGATTAGAGTTAACGTTAACCACTGCAAGTGGATTAATGACAGGTACTGGACTACCTTATATAAAAGTTGCTAATAATATCGGCGACCCCGCAGAATTTCCCGGCGACACGCAACAAAGTGCCACATTCACTAACTCGTTAGTTACTTTACAACCTACAGTTGTTACAGTAACTAGAGCACCTTCAAACGGTGACACTGTAATTTTCAGAAATGGTAACGCTCCTACTGGTGTGTCATTGAACACAACATATTATGTTAGCAATGCATCAAACACTACGTTTAACATTTCATTGACACCTACTGGCACGCTTATAAGTACTACTTCAACTCAGGGAGTAATTCCACCAACAATGGTTATAACTGAGACAACTACAGTAGATCAAACACCACTGACGGTAGCTGAATTTGATGCAAGTTACATATTAGGTGGATATAGAGTATTGATTAGCGATTCGGGTACAGGGTATGCTGTTGACAATACTATAACTATTCCAGGTACTGATATGGGAGGAACTTCTACTCTCAATGATTTAACTCTTACTGTAAATGCAATAGGTAATAATGGTGAAATTACTAGTATTATATGTAATGGTGTTGTTCCAGGACAAGCAACTCAATATTACTTAAAGGTTATATCACCTACTGAATTCGAATTATATCAGAATCAATTGATGACAGTACCTGTAAGTGGATTAGGTTTGCCCTTTGTTGGAATTACACAAGCTACCGTTACTTCTATAAGTTCAGCTAATGACAGATTAACAATCGGTGACACTAGTGTATTTGATGTTAATGATGCAGTTGTGTTTACCGGATCTGTTCAGACAAACATAACAAATATTACTGAAGGTGTAACATATTATATCTATGATATTCCATCCAGTACGCAGTTTAGAATTAGCACCGTGCCCGGAGACGTTACTACCATTGTAGATATGGTCACTACAATTAGTGTAAACTTTACAATGGCTAAATCAGGTTCGTTTGCATTGTTACCCGAACCGTTCATATTCAATCAGAGTATTGTCAAGTACAATAACCGTGTGTATGTTTGTGTGATATCAAACAACGACAAAGAGTTTGTGTTTGGTAAATGGGAACTATTGACTAGCGGCGACAGACGATTAAATGCTATGGATCGTGTAATGGGTTATTATCAACCAACTGACAATATGCCAGGTAAAGATTTGTCACAGTTGTTTGAGGGAGTGATATATCCAAATAGTACTTACTTGGGTAATGCGTTTGCTCCGGAAGATCAATATCTGATAGACACTGTATTACAAGATCAGGCATTTTATCCAACTGCGGTAGATATACACGCTGTTGTTTGGGACGGCGTCCGATATCTTGCTGCTGCGGATATGCCTACATACTCAAGTATATTATCTAGTTTAACCGGTGAAGAATGGGATATACAAAAAATAGCAAACACTCCAATCAATACCACTGACATGATTTATGCAGGTGGTTATTATTTGATGACTGCTAATAATCCTGCGACACCTATATATAGAAGTGCTGACGGCATAACATGGACTACTAATGGATATTTTACTCCATATGGTTCTGTACCCTACGATACTACAACATATGATTTTACTGCATTAAGTATTTCAGCATTGAACTTAAACTCAGTGGGATACAAGAATGGAATATGGGTAAGTGCAGGTGATGGTATCGTTTCAAGTGACGACACCTATATATGGAGACAACGATTTACATTCAGCAATCCTTTATTAACTAATGTTTTATACGGCGTTAATGGGGTGACTGTTGCAGCTTTTGATGGATTGATTGCAGTAGGTAAAGGTCAACAACTTGATTACTCAACTGGTGTTGGTATAACAATCGATGTAAACGTTATCGTAATCAGCACCGATGGTATTAATTGGAATCAACTATCGGCTGTAAGCTCTAAGGGGTTCTACGGCGTCACTAGTAACGGTACAAACATCATAACCGTCGGTGAAGATGGTGTGATATATATTTCTAACAACGGTGCAAACTGGTTAGGTGTTAATGAAGTGACGGTAATAAGTGCTAACCCATCGTCAAATCAATTGAACGTTACTAGTACAGCCGGCTTCTCTGTTGGTGATCAAGTAGAGTTCTCTACCTCTTTTAACGTGTTTACTGCGGGCACAACATATTATGTTGTTAATATTGTTTCGCTAACACAGTTGCAATTAAGTACAACTCCAAGTGGTTCTCCAGTCACATTGAACGGAAATGATCCTAGTACTACTACATATATGTTTGCTCTTAGAACTCCTACTTTAGTAGACGTTCATTATGCAAACGGTGCATTTGTTGCAGTAGGTGATTCAGGATTTATTAAAGTATCCAGTGATGGTGGATACACATGGGCACAACATACTTCAACTACTTCTGAAAACTTAAACGGAGTCACTTATAATGAAGACGATGGAGTTTGGATTGTGGTCGGGGACAATAACACTATTTTAACTAGTGTTAATAATGGTATCACGTGGGTTAGCTCATCTGTATTTGCACTGCAAACTACTATATACGATGTTCAAGGTGCAGAATTCACATATGGTTATGGTCCAGAAGAATTGGTTCCGGGTGTGGTTACTGACAACATCACTATGACAGTTGCAACTCGACCGGGCACAAACTGGGACGAAACTATATATGCACACGTTGGATATAATGTAGTGTCGGTTGAATACACTCCGGTGTCCGGAACTCAAACACAGTATAGTTTTGACATTGGAAATCTATACGACATTCAAACTCCCGCACAAATCGCAGTGTACATAATTGACGGTACTACTGGTTTAGGTACAGCAATATACAATACATTAGATTACACTGTAAATTGGATAAATTTCATTGTAACATTAAATTCTCCATTAACGTTCTCTCCAGTGGCAGATAAGTTACGTATTGATGTTTATGAAGTAGGTAATGGTAATCAATTGGTTAAGGCAAATACAAAAACTGACCCAATTCGTATGCATGAAAACACCGGTTGGAATGAAATTTACGTAAACTGCAATTACTCTGGTCAGATATATGATGGCTCCGGTGTAATACGACCTGATTCTAATCCAGTAGATGTTATTGCAACTGAAACAGATTCTACTAATAATTCAATACTATGTGAAAACGTAAAAGACTTCACGTTGAATAGTCCTATAACATTCCAGGGTAATTTATTCGGTGGACTCACTGAGGATACTACATATTATGTAAAAACTATAAGCTATACTACCAATAGAATTACTATTTCTACTACGATAAACGTGATCACCGGTACTGCAGGATCCACCCTAGCACTAACAACTGGTACCGGGTCAATGAATGTTATTATCAAAGTAGGTTACGGTGCAGTTTGGACTGAACCTATAATTTATCACAACGGTGATAAATTATTAATGGGTACTACTAGCACTGTCACTAGAACAAAAGCTAGTAATAATGCTATCACTACAAACACGACTGGTGGAATGATAGTAGGTGACCGAGTTGTATTCAGTGATACTATGTTTGGTAGTGCGTTATTACCCCAGACAACCTATTATGTAAAAACTATCGTTGATTCAAATGAATTTACTGTATCTGCTACTTTAGGCGGCCCGGTGATTACATTAACTGACGCAACAGGTGGTGCAGAATTTATAACCAACGACTACGCTTTTGGTATTGCGTCTAATGGAATCTCTGCTTCTATAATATTTTCAACTGGTAGTTATGATAATGCTACAGATTACATTACATATACATTATTTGGTGAAACTACTCCTCAGCAATATGGATACACTATTCCTGAAGTTCAAGTTATAGGAGCAGACGGTAGCTCAACTTATGCCCTAGACAATTATGTGGGTGATGATAATCCGGAAAACGCAATTGTAGAAGTTAACGGCTTACGACTATTAGGAACTGCATATACTATCGATAGTAATACAGATGAAATTACTTTTGTATCTGCTCCTACTTCAGGAGATACTATTGCAGTGACTACGTTTAACAATACAGACCGTCAATATCTAAACACACAATCAGGTATTACAGGAGTTACTGTAGCAAACATAGTAGATGTTAATAACACTATAACACCAACAGCAGCTATAACTAATTGTACAGCTTCAAACGGTACGACAGATGTAATAACTTGCGTTTCAACTACTGGATTTGTTGCAGGACAAACCATTCAATTCAAGGGAACAACTAGTTTTGGTAACATAGCAATTGACGGAACTGTATATTATGTTCGTGCTGTTCTTTCTCCAACTACGTTTACTATCCAAAATGAAAGTGGAACGATAATTGACTTAACTACTGGAACTGGATTAGTAATTGCATATGTCGGAGGACAATCAGCAGTACGAGTTACAACTGGAATTGCTCATGGCTTAACATCCGGTGATGTAGTAAGAATCGACGGTACATTAGGATCTGTTCAATTAAATAACAATACCTATTATGTACATGTTATAAATTCTACTCAAGTAGACTTATATATCGACACACCTTACAATCCAGGATTGTCTGCGATTAATAACCCTGTTACTGCTATATCATCATATGTAAGTGGTGGTTATATTTGGGAATCAACTGCTTATATTATACAAAATCTTGAGGTCACTGATACTACTAATGATCCAATATTGGGTAACTACTTAACTGTAGCTAGTACGGAAACGTTAATCATTGGAACTCCTATCGTGTTCACTGGAACTGTATTTGGAGGAGTGTTGGCAAATACTACTTATTATGTTAAGTCAATAGTCAGTGTTACTGAATTTTCTATTACTGCGACCAGAGACGGTAGTGAAGTGGTATTATCTACTGTATCCGGATCAATGTATGTAACTCAATGGGAACAAACCAATGTTGATAGATTATGGGTAACTGTAAATGGGTATCGTGTACCGTCTTCAAGTTTAAGAGTAAATGCAAATAACGAAATCAGTATTTTGATTACAATTGTTCCTGCTGATGAGGTCATCATTACTAGTATGATGCCAAGTGCAACTCCAAATGAAGAAGTATTCCTAATTAACGTTAACCAAATTGGAACTAATGTTGCTTACCGTGCAAACACTCAAACTAGAACTTGGTTAGTTGAACCATTGAGTAACACCGACACTGTTATGTACGTAAATGATGTAACTAGATTAACAGATGTGGTTACACAAAATGAGGTAGTTCCTGCAGCAGTTGACGGGTATTTCTACATAGGACTAGAAGCTGATAAGAGAATCATATCAACTGTCACTGTCATAAACAATACTACAGGACAAACTATTGCCGGTGAAAACTACGAAGTTGTAATAATAAACTTGTCTCCTGTGTTAAAAATAGCCACCGGGGCATATATTTCTGTTGGAAATCAAGTAACTATAACTATCTTAGAAGGAAACTTGTTATATATTAATGGTGAACAAATTAAGTTTAGCTCAGTTGATCTAGTAAACAATACTATTTCTGGCCTACAACGAGGAACAAATGGCACCGGTGCTCAGTTCTTTATACCGTTGTACTCCGAAGTTTACGGATTGTTGTCTAATAATCAAATGTCTATTCAGGATTATCAGGAAGTTTGGAATTCTAACGTGTACAACACAGTTGAGGGCGACCCGTTACAGATATCTACAACTCCATCAGCAATATTCTTACGCGGTGATATAAATTGAAAGATAAATAAATCATGAACGAAAAACATTTACAGAGCCAGGAATCTACTCAAAAAAAGCCTGAAACTAAGCCTAACGAGCATGGGGGCTTTTACTTTTCCTCGCATTTAAAGATTTTCGATCCAAACACAAAACAAGTTTTAGTACAAAAAAGAGGCGATAACTGATGTCAGTAATTACTTTATCATATAAAATTGAAGGTTTTCTAAAGGTCTACGACCCCAATAACGGGGAAGTTTTCGTAGACAAGAAGAATGCCATCAACTACGAAAATATGTCGGAAGCAATTGCTGACACATTAAGCAGCCGCGGATACGGAGAAATCTACGAAATGGCTTTTGGTAACGGCGGGGCAAGTGTTGACGAAACCGGAGTTATCACTTATTTACCTCCTAATACCACTGGTCAAAATGCAGCATTGTATAACCAAACTTATACTAAAATTGTTGACGACACCAGTGTGTTTAACTTGGATCCTACACGTAATAAAATGACAGTTTCACATACTACCGGTAAGGTGTATACTGATATTTTGGTTCAATGTTTGCTAGATTACGGCGAACCTGCAGGACAAAACGCATTTGATAACAGTACTCAAACCGACGGTGAGTACGTTTTTGATGAACTTGGCTTATTAGCCAATTATGGAACAGATAACGACGGGAATGTTATAACTAGACTGCTAACGCATGTTATTTTTCACCCCGTACAAAAGTCTTTGAATAGACAAATTCAGATAGATTACACTGTTAGGATTCAGGCCCTGACTAACTTAGTAACTATTTAAGATAAATAAGAAGAATATCGGAGTGATTTGAAATGGCATATACAATTGTTAAAAGTGATGGAACAGTTTTAACTACCGTACCAGACGGTACGATTAATACTACCAGCACATCTATCGGGCTTCCCGGCAGAAACTACGCTGGTTACGGTCAAACCCTAGATACCAACTTCGTCCATCAACTAGAGAATTTTGCCGATACAACCCCTCCGGCTAACCCTATACGTGGACAACTTTGGTATAACACGAACAACAGTACTTTGTATGTTTGTCCTACTGATGGTGAAGCAAACGCATTAGCTTGGTTAGCATTAACTTCAACTAGTTCAGGTGGTACTACTACATTTGGTGCAGTTACAGTTACTGGAAACGTTCAGGCTAATAATTTGGCTGCAACCAACAATATTACAGGTAATGCGGCATCATTGAATTATCTGACAGTATCTGCTAATGCAAATATTGCAGATGCTAATGTAACTAGTGCTACCATCGGAACACTCACTACAACAACCATTACGACTGGAGCAAATACTACCGCAGGTAGCTTGACTGGTACTTGGACAACAAATGGTGGATTATCTGGTAACGCAATTATATTGACTAACGGCAATTTGTTTATAGGAAATTCAGCAGGCGCAAACTTATATGGTGTTAGAACTGACAAATATATGTATGCAAACGGTGATCCTATCTCGTTTGCAGGTACGTACAGCAATAGTAACGTTGCTTCTTATCTTCCTACTTATAACGGCAACGTACTAACAGTACAAACTCAAGCTACCGTGTTAACTACAGGTGCGAACACAACTGCAGGTACAATGACAGGTAACTGGACATTAAGCACAGGATCTAGATTAAATGCAACATACGCTGACTTGGCTGAAAGATTTGCCGCAGATGACATGTATGATCCAGGAACAGTGGTTGAACTAGGCGGAAAAGAAGAAATTACCGCAGTTCAGTATGAATTGTCTGAAGATGTATTTGGTGTTATTTCTAATACTGCGGGATATCTGATGAACTCAGGAGCAGGTAACGATGTAACCCATCCTCCTGTAGCAGTAGGCGGTCGAGTACAAGTTAAAGTAATCGGTAAAGTTAGAAAAGGTCAGCGATTGGTTTCCGCAGGTAACGGCATAGCCCGCGCCGCGAAAGCAGGTGAAGCTACTGCTTTCAACATTATTGGTCGTGCGTTAGAGCATAAAACAACTGACGATATAGGGGCCGTAGAAGCCTTCGTTAAAATAAATTAAGGATAAAAGATGAGTTACGCACAATATGGTTTAATTGAAGCCACAGACTTCAACAATCTTGTTGGTGGTAACCCTGTAACCTCAAGCGGTAAATTGAATACTGTTTGGGCAACCGGTGGCACAAACGCAGGATATGGACAGACTGCGGTAGCCAACGTTGTAGTAGGTTCAACGGTTACAGCATCGAACTGGGCATCTCTAGTAAACAGTACCGCAAATTCTGCGTCACACCAGGGTACAAGTATTACTAGCGTTACTGCACCATCTGCGGGTGGAACAGTTACATTTTTGTCTGCGATACCAACCAACTTAACTACGATTTATAACAGTCGTTTAAATGCCGCTGCACAGGGAAGCACAACTTCAAACACTGCAACTAGAGCGACCACATGGAGTTCAGCAATAACATTTACTCATACTGCTACATTTGCTAACGGAGATGCGGCCAGATACTTTTTTAATGCAGGTGGACAATTAGCAATCACATGTGCTCATCCTAGTGGAACAGGTATCAATTTGTTATTAAACAACTTGGCTAGTAACGTAGGGACCGTAGTACTAAGCAGTCCAACATCGGGCGCTGTCACAATTGCAGGTACATCATATAATGGTATAACTAAAGTTGGTGGCGGCGGAAATGCTCCTACAATTAGTACTAACACTGGATATTATGCATTAACTACATCAAACGTTACTGCGTTTACCCAAACAGCATCAACTGGTCCGTCTGGATATTTGAGCACGTTTATTCGTGTGATCGTTCAAAGTAATGGTACACAAGGATCCAATGGTGATGCAGGATCTGTTATTACAATCTACACAATTTGGGATGAAGTTCCGGACGGATTAACAGCGGCAGCTAACTCAGCTACTACGTTGACTGTTCGACCTCCTGCGGTTACTAACATATCAAATACTTGGGGTGCAGTCACCCTTTCTGGTACAGTCTCTGGTACATAATTTTTAAACAGGTGATTGTGTCTATCTAAATACTCTTAGGAGTAATCAATGGACACAAAAACTTTAATAAGCGATGCTAAAGCCCGCTTTAACCACAATGCAGCAAAGTCATATTTAAAAGAAAAATATGAAACTCGCTTGATTGTTGCAGAACAAGGCGGCCTTTGGAGAGCGAATCTCCAAACAATCAATTTTTTAAATAATTCTCAATCCGAAACTGTGATACTAGTTGACAGTTTTGAAAATCCTGTTGAGGTCAACCGCACTGAACTTTTAGCCAAACTAGTAGAAACATATGATGCTGTTATGCGTCAATGGCTAAATGAATGGGCAGAACTAGAGAAAAAGCGATGAGTAGAGGAGCACTACTCTTTGCATTTAACTCACCTAGATACAATTACTACGCAATGGCGGAGTACACTGCAAAGAGAATAAATCATTTTTTAGGACTACCAGTAACAATTGTTACTGATGAATCCAGCATACCAAATAATCCTAACTACAAATTCGACAATACAATTGTAGTAGAACCGGACAAGAATAACATCCGAGACTATGTAGTATGGATTAATAAAGGTAGATATCAAGCATACGAATTGAGTCCATATGACGAAACATTGTTGCTTGACACTGACTATGTAGTGAACAGTGATCGTTTGTTACAGACATTTGATATAAGCAACGATTTCTGTTGCCATGATGCCACTTCATTTTTAATGCATCCAAAAGCACCTCAAGAAATATTAAGTGCGTACAGCTTTAACACATTGTGGGCTACTGTTATTACTTTCAAAAAGACGGCACGTGCTAAACAAATCTTTGAATGTTTAGAGATGGTTCAAAAGAATTACGAACATTATGCAAACATTCATAGCTTTATAGCCGGGGTGTACCGCAACGATTATGCATTGACTCTAGCATTGCGTATTGCCAATGGTCACTTGAATGAACAAAACGATATAATTCCTTGGAATTTACTTCACGTTGGTAAAAATACTTCAGTGTATGCAGAAAGTACAAATGAATTCAATACAGAGTACACTGTAATGTTTGACAATTGGCAACGTGGTAAGATTCGTAAAGAATACATTAACATAAAAGACACCGACTTTCACGTAATGAATAAAGAAAACTTCTTGGAGTTAATTAAAAATGGATAAAGGTTTTGTAATCATTGCCCAGGATGGCGGTACTCTAACTACATATCAACAATGTGCGGATGCATTAGCAAAGAGCATAAAACGCACAATGCCTGATGCCAAAGTATCAATAATTACTGACAACAAGATTAAGAACAAATCTTTGTACGATAAGATAATTCCGTTACCATACGGAGATCAATCCCCCAAGAGTTACTGGAAGCTAAACAATGATTGGCAAGTATATGATGCTAGTCCTTATGAGTATACGATAAAATTAGAAGCAGACATTTATTTACCAAGATCAATTGATCATTGGTGGGATGCGTTGAAGCACAGAGATTTAGTAATATCTACAAACATTAGAGACTTCAAACAAGAAATATCTCCTTCTAGAGTGTATCGTAGATTTATCGATGACAACAAGTTACCGGATACGTATAATGCCATAACATATTTTAAAAAATCTGACATGGCTAAAAAATTCTTTGATGTAGTAAGACATATTTTTGAAAATTGGTCTGAATTCAGAGCTATATTAAAATGTAGCCCATATGAAGAAGCTACTACAGATTGGGTATATGCGTTAGCTACTCACATTGTGGGTGTAGAGAATTGCACTCTCCCTGATTTTGATGAAATGAGTATGGTACATATGAAGAGGTTGATTAATAATTTGCCTACAGAAGATTGGACTGATGCGTTAGTGTATGAAATATTACCACATACATTACGCATTAATTCATGCCCACAGCTTTACCCGTTTCACTATCATGTGAAGACGTTTTCTAATAAAATACTAAAAGCCTATGACTGAAACTACACAAGATGATGACATTCTAATTCTTTGGGAGGCTCCCATTATAGAGGCTCCTGAGTTTCGTTTATACTATGACGAAGCTACCGGTAAAGTTATTTGCTACACCTGTGAAAAACTTGAAGGTAAGTATCTAGTAATTGATGCGATTACGTATGCACAAGCAAGACCGGACCTTCGAATTATCGACGGACGTATTTCTACTGCTAGTAATCACGCAATCGTTTCTAAACTCATGCCGCATCTAACCCAAGGTCAACTATGTGAAGCAGAAGATATCAGTATAGTAGTTTCTTCGGACGGTGATAACATTAAAAGATGGAAACTGAACACATATGAGCTTAAATGATATAGTTGATGTAGCCGATTTGGACTGCATCTACCTAAGCTATGACGAGCCACAAAAAGAAGAATTTTGGCTAAAGATTAAAAACATGGTGCCTTGGGCAAAGCGTGTAGACGGGGTCAAAGGCTCTGACGCTGCCCACAAAGCTGCAGGCGCCGCTAGCGACACTGAACGATTCATTCTTATCGACGGGGACAATATGCCCGATGAATCATTCTTTAATATGCAACTGGACTTCACTGGCAGAGACCCATCATACAATAAAGCACAATTTCGTTGGAAAGCAGTTAATGCTATCAATGGATTGCGTTACGGTAATGGTGGCATGAGTTCTTGGACAAAGACTTATGTTGCTAACATGAAAACACATGAAGCACAAAAAGACGGTGACAGTTCACGTATTGCTGACTTCTGCTTAGACAGTAAGGATAACCTGTATTGGGCGATGTATGACTGCTACAGCACAACCTATCCCAATCATACACCATTTCAAGCATGGCGCGCCGGCTTTAGAGAAGGTGTTAAAATGGTTCTTGACAAAGGTGAGAAGCCTGATGCTACTGAGTTCAAAGAACGTGTTGCAAGTCGCAATCTAAATAACTTAACGATTTGGCAGAACGTGGGAGCAGATGTTGAGAATGGCATCTGGGCTATCTATGGTGCTCGTCTCGGTACATATATGACAATGCTAACTGAATGGGATTGTCATAACGTGCAATGGTTTGACAACTATCCAGTGTTATGGGAAGAGCACGAACTAAGAGATCCAATGAAACAATCGGAATCACTCGGTGAAGCATTGTACTCTAAATTAGGATTACCTATGTGTACGTTAAGCCCTGAACAAAGTAAGTTCTTCAAGCGTCACTATCAATCTGATTATCACAATCAAGGCCCACTAGTCACAGAGATGGAAGTTATTCGCAAAATTGAAGGATGGTAATGAGCGACAGTCATGAACAAAAAAGAATCAAAGACATTAGGATCAAGATCGAAAACGAGACTGGTCCTACTTTTTGCCTTGCTAAATGGCATCACGTAACAATGTATTTGCAATCAGGAGAGACTCATAGTTGTTACCATCCTCAACCTCATAAGATTCCTTTAGAAGAATTATATGATAATCCTTCTGCGTTGCACAATACACAGCAGAAGAAAGAAGAACGTAAACTAATGCTTGATGGTGGTAAGCCCACTGGGTGTCAGTATTGCTGGAACATTGAAGCAATGGGTCCCGACTACATCAGTGACCGTCACATTCGTAACGCAAGCATCTTTACTGAAGAACGATATGAACAAACAGCAAAGGGTCCGTGGAATCAAAACATCAACCCCGAGTACATCGAAATCAACTTCGGTAACGAGTGTAACTTCAAGTGCGGCTACTGTCATCCTAAGTATAGCACAAGCTTCTACAAAGAGATTGAGCAGAACGGTCCAGTCACAACAGTAAAGAATCACAGATGTGACATTGACTGGATGCGGCTATATCAACGTGAAGATGACAATCCATACGTTGATGCGTTCTGGGAGTGGTGGCCTGAGATGCGCAAGACACTAAACATCTTGCGTGTAACAGGTGGCGAACCCACACTGCATCGTTCAACATGGACATTGCTAGAAAAGATTGACGAAGATCCAATGCCCTGGTTAGAGTTGAACATCAATAGTAACTTAGGTACTAAGCCTATTCTTATCGAGCGTCTTGCTGAGAAAGTTAAGAAGCTGACTGACGAGGGCAAGATTAAGTCTTTCAAGTTGTTTACTAGTCTAGATACATGGGGCCCACGTGCTGAATACATTCGCACAGGCTTAGACTTAGAGCTATGGGAACAGAACTTCCACACATATCTCAAAGGAACTGATAGCCCAATCACGTTCATGATTACGTTCAACATCTTTAGTGTAACTACATTTAAGAGTTTCTTAGAGAAGTTTATTGAGTGGCGCAAGATATACGGATGGTATGACGATCCAGTCAACCCACAGCATCGTGTTCGTTTTGATACACCTTATCTACGTGATCCTATTCAATATGATATGAACATTCTTCCTAAAGAAGAATTCATGCCCTATATGTATGAAGCCTTAGAGTACATGAAGGCTAACACTGATGACAAACGCAGTGACGCATTTAGCTCAATAGAATATGAAAAGTTCAAGCGTGTAGTAGATTACATGGCTGAGACTGTTTACCCTGAAGAAAAACTAATCGAAGGTCGCAGAGACTTCTATAATTGGTTCAATGAATTAGACGAGCGCCGAGAAGCAGATATGTTATCAGTGTTCCCTGAGATGCTGGGCTTCTACAGACTGTGCCAAGAAACAAATCAACTGAATCCATTTAAATGAACAAAGACTATCACCTAACTACTAGTAAATCTTTTTGCATGTTGCCATGGGTTCACCTTCATGCTACTCCCAAAGGAACAGCAGCCGCATGTTGTATATCCAAATCGTGTTCAACTCCAGTTGGCATGGGAGACGTAAGTAAACAGTCAATGTTCTCTATCATGAACTCAGATAGCATGGTACAATTGCGAAAAGATATGCTATCAGATGTTCTTAATCCAGAATG